GATAAAAACTGAGTCTTATTTTTTTATAGAATAACATTTTAACTATGAAAGGAGCGATGATAGAAATGACCGATAAAACTAAAAAAGAACGTAAAAGTCACGAAATACATCTGAGAATTACTAAGACCGAGTTCGATGAACTTGAGTTGGCTAGTTATGAAAACGATAAAAGTAAATCGGATATCATTCGAAAAGCTTTAAAAATGTATATTAGCGGCTTAAAAGGGTCCTATTAATTTAGTTTTTGTGGACACAAATGTAGTAAAGGGTAGTGTAAAAGTGTGGACACAAAATGAAAATGTGGACACAAAAATGAGAGTTAATTAACAAAAGTGTGGACACAAAATAGAAATGTGGACACAAAATTTAAAACTAAAAAGTGTGGACACAAAATGATATTTTTAGGCGGTAACCATTAAAAGTGTGGACACAAAATGAAAATGTGGACACAAAACTAAAAAGTGTGGACACAAAATTTGGTCAAAAAGTTTCAAAATCGCTTATTTTTGGCTAAAAAGTTTGGAAACCCAAATTCTATATTTTCTATTAGCTATATGAGGAAATTATCTAATAGTATAAGACTGGCAACATTATACTAAAAGATAATTACGCACTATAGACGGTTGGGGTCACTAAAGTTTGGGCTTCCGAACTCGTACATACACTATCGAATAAAATACTTAAAGGAGAATAATAAATGACAAAAAATGAATGGAAAGAAAACTTTGCAAATAATCTAATTGATATATTAGAAGAGAAGGGTATGACACAAGCCCAATTAGCTATGGACTCTGATATACCAAAAAGTCAGATCAGCGAGTATATAAACGGTAATACGATGCCTAGTTTGGCTGCTGCTATTAATATGGCATATGCGCTTGATATGGAAGTCAGCGAACTCGTTGATCTTGGAGAGCGTGTAAAATAATTATATTTTTGAAGGGAGGTAAAACGATGACAAAAGAACAATGGAAAAAAGAATTTTCCGATAATCTCAAATACTATATAAAAGAACAAAATATGAATCAGGCTCAATTAGCAAGATATACCGGATTATCTGTTAGTCGGATTAGTGATTATATAAATATGACGGCTACTCCTAATGTGTTTTCATTAATGGCAATAGCGAGTGTTCTTGGTGTAAAAGTTACAGATTTGGCAAACTTTGATGAATTCGTTGAATAATATAAAAAGGAGAATTGATATTTATGGTCAAAGGTAAGTATGACAGAATACTAAATCAGTTCGAACAATACTATCCTGATATTTATAGACAGACTGTTGATTGGTGGCCTTCAGGTCGCTATCACATAACAGTGAGATTGGAAGATAGAATGATGTTCGAATTCGACGCAACCAATAACACAATTAGACGAGTCAGACCGGACAACTATAGAAATGATGTTGAAGGTTTGAGGTGTGACATTGGACACAACATACAGAAATTGATATTTGCAAGAGGTATACCACAAAGCGAGATCGCTTCACGAGTTGGTATCACAGAAGCTATGATGTCTAGATATATTCACGGTACGAGTATGCCTGGTATTGATAAGATCTATAGTTTAGCAGCAGCTCTCGATTGTCGAGTCATTGATATTCTAGGCGAAGCTTATGATGAAGAACATACATAACTCAGAAGGAGTCTCTAAATGCAGAGGCTCTTTCTTTTTGTCCCACCTTGATATTTATATACAGTCACAAAAACTCGATTTTCAAAATTCGCGTGAAAAACACTGACTGTTATGAGGAGAGATAGAAAAGATGCGCCATTCGCGCAACTTCTCCTGTTTTATATTTTGAATAGCTGCCAGAAGTCGAACGGCATTTGGGGCGAGGGTTGGAGAAAAAGCGGCGGTACTATAAACCGTGCAGTATAATCTGGCCCTTTTTACTTTATTGATATTTAGAACACCTTTCCATATGGGTACGGCTGCGAGGTGATTTAATATGGAGAACAAATACTATTTAACTTCAGGTGAAGAACTTCGTCACTACGGCGTACCTGGTATGAGATGGGGAGTAAGAAGATATCAAAAGAAAGACGGTACTCTTACCTCTGCTGGAAAGAAACAGATTCAAGAAGGTACCGCAATGTTTCCTTATGCTCATAAAAAACATCATCCAAGTCTTAAGCAACGAAATCGTGCGCTTGGTAGAACTGAGACATACAGATGGGAAGAACTCGAAGAATTCGATAAATCTATAGGGAATACTTATGAAGACTATGTTAAAAAGAATCCTAATTATAAGGAAATATTCGAAAAACATCATAAGAAAAATTATCCGCATGATAAGCATGGTGTAGGAGAGCCCTACGAGTATTGGAATGCTCACTTTTATAACAGCGATCCACGAGCTAAAGGTAAAACAGCCATTTATGAAAAGTGGAAAAAACGTTTTATAGAAGAATATGCCACTGCAACACTGGATGATTTAAATCTCCGTGCTACAGAAGAAACTCGTAAATATGCCGAAGAATGGGTTCGTAAACAATGGTATACCGAATTGAATAGAGATTAGATAAAAAACAAAAAAAAACAAAATATACGCTTCATCATTAATGAGTGTTTAAAATTGATATTTAAGAAAGGAGGTCCACTTATGTTAGAAAACAAATTTCAGGCTAACCTTATTAAGAAACTTAAAAAACAATACCCTGGTTGTATCGTTATGAAAAACGATAGCTCTTATATTCAAGGCATCCCAGATTTACTTGTTTTATACAAAGATAAGTGGGCTTCATTAGAATGTAAAAAAACTTCAAAAGCTAGACATCAACCTAATCAAGATTACTATGTTGATCAGATGGATAAGATGTCGTTTTCCAGATTTATATTTCCCGAGAACGAACAGGAAGTTCTAGATGAACTTAAACATAGATTCGATAACGAGTAAAGGAGAGATAGTCGTTAATGAATTTTAATCAACACTTCAATCTAGAAGGTCTACATGCTCCATTCCCGGCTAGTCAGTCCGCTTGGATTCGCTATGACGACAACAAAGCAAAAGAAGTCTATGAGAGAAGAAAAGCAGCCGAGCTTGGTTCTAAGCTTCACGAATGGGCAAAGACCACTATCGATCTAGGAATTAAACAACCTAAGTCAAACAAAACCCTTTATGCGTATGTAAACGATGCTATTGGTTATAAAATGTCAACTGAAGTTGTTTTATATTTTAGCGATAGATTCTTTGGTACTGCGGACGCTATTTCTTTTAGAGAAAACAGAAAGACTGGACGTTGGACCTTAAGAATTCACGATTTAAAAACCGGTGTTGTCGGAGACCCGGAAAAACACTTTGAGCAGCTGAAAGTATACGCTGCTCTTTTTTGTTTGGAATACAAACAGAAACCGCATGAAATTGATATTTGTCTAGGCGTTTACAAAAAAGACGAAGTCGCTTTCTGCGAACCTGACCCTGAAGAGGTCTTGTACATAATGAACAAAATTATTCATTTAAACAAATTACTAGCAAAAATTGATAACGAGGAGGTTTGATATTATGAATCCGGTAGCGGAGGAAATAAGATCGTATATCGGAACCAATGACGGTTCTGAATCCCTAGCCCACTACGGAATGCCACGACGTTCGGGTCGGTACCCATGGGGATCGGGTGAGGACCCTTACCAGCATAGTATTGACTTCCTCGGTCGTGTAGAGGAAATGCGTAAGTCTGGTTTTACATACACTGATGACAATGGTAAGACTTGGACCGGCGACACTGCAATTGCTAAATCATTAGGTCTTTCGTCAACTCAGTTCAGAGCAGAGATCGGTATCTGTAATGATACTCGTAGAATGCGAGATGTAGCTAGAGCTAAGTCTTTGAAAGAAAAAGGACTTGGTAATACAGCGATTGGTAGAGAGATGGGTATTCCTGAATCTACTGTTCGTTCGTTGCTTGACCCTCAAGCTGAGTCTCGTATGAAGGCTGCCAAAAACGCTGCTGAATTCATCAAGAAGCAGATCGATGAAAGAGGCATGATCGACGTTGGTGTTGGTGTTGAGCGAGAACTTAACATTTCTTCTGAAAAACTTGAGCAAGCTTTATATTTGCTTGAGAGAGAAGGTTATCCCACCTATAGTGGACGTATCGCTCAGGTTACCAATGCTGGACAAATGACTACTCTTAAAGTAGCTTGTCCTCCTGGTACACAACATAAAGAAATTTATCAACCTGATAAGATTAATTCACTTAAAGAATACATAACAAGAGATGGTGGCGACACTTTCGAAAAGAAGTTCCACTATCCTGAAAGTATGGATTCAAAACGCTTGATGGTTCGATACAAGGAAGATGGCGGTATTGATGAAGATGGTACCGTATTAATTAGACCTGGTGTAAAAGATTTATCTCTTGGTGAATCTAGATATTCTCAGGTCCGTATCCTCGTTGATGGAACCCACTATATAAAAGGTATGGCTTTCTATGGTGATCCTAAAGAAATGCCTGATGGCGTCGACGTTATATTTAACACCAATAAAAAGAGGGGCGTTCCTGCTCTTGGTCCTAAGGATAATACAGTTCTTAAACCTATTAAGAGCGATGATCCTGATAATCCTTTTGGTTCTCTTATAAAAGATGCCGAAAAAGGTGGACAATATTGGTACGATGATCCTAAAACAGGTGAACGTAAGCTTGGATTGATTAATAAGAGATCGGATGAAGGCGACTGGTCTGATTGGAAAGATGCAGTTCCTTCTCAGTTCTTATCTAAACAATCTATATCTATGGCTAGAAAGCAGTTGAAGATTGCTCAAGATGATAAGCAATCCGAGTTCGATGAATATTGTCAGCTCAACAACCCGACTATCAAGAAACATTTGCTTTCGAAGTTCGCTGATGAATGTGATTCTGCAGCCGTACATCTTCAGGCAGCAGCATTACCTGGTCAGAAGTATCACGTTATCATACCTAATAATACATTAAAAGAAAACGAAGTATATGCACCTGGATATGAGTCTGGTACTAAGTTGGCTTTGGTTCGTTATCCTCATGGTGGTACCTTCGAGATTCCTATCTGTACTGTTAACAACAAGAATGAGTTGGGTAAAAAGCGTATTGGTACTGATCCTATTGATGCTATTTGTATTAATGCTAAAGTTGCCGAGCGACTCTCTGGCGCAGACTTTGACGGCGATACAGTTATGTGTATTCCTACACATGATAAGGGTGGCAAAGTTAAGATCACGTCAACCAATCCTCTTAAAGGACTTGAGGGATTTGATCCTAAAGTTGAATATGGTCCTGACACATATGAAAAAGGTAAGATAACATACATGACCAAGGCTAACACTCAGAAACAGATGGGTGTTATTTCTAACCTTATTACTGATATGACTTTGGCAGGCGCTACACAAGACGAACTTGCCGCTGCTGTTAGACACTCCATGGTAGTTATTGATGCTGAAAAGCATAAGCTTAACTTCAAGCAGAGTGAGATAGATAACAACATATCCGCATTACATAAGAAGTATCAAGGCAGCGAAACGGGTGGCGCTTCTACCATCATTTCTAAAGCTAAGGGACAGACCTCTGTAGATAAAAGACAGGGTAGCCCCAGGGTTAATACTAAGCTCCTTAGTAATGGTAAACCAAATCCAGACTACGATCCTAGCAAGCCTGAGGGTTCGCTGGTATGGAAGACTGCCGATGATTTATACTACCCCGACCGCAGTTATGATAAGTCTACTGGCATCATGACTATCAAGACCACCACTCCCAGACAGAGCGTCAAATACGATATGAATAACGCCAAGGATAGGGAGTACTATGAGCCCGTTAAAC